CTTCAAGCAGTAAGTTGAATAAGCCGATGTGCGTGGGGTGAGAACATGGCGAGTGACGCGATTACCAAGATGGACCCAATGCTCCGCAAGTTGGAGAACGACGTTGCGGCAGTCAAAGACGCACTGAAGAATGAAGATATGATTACCGCGCAGCAACTATTGCGCAGCATCAATCAGACAAGTGATTTCCTTGCCGACGACGTATCAAGCATCCAAAAAGGAGCAATCGAAAGACCGATTGGGCCAAATGACATTTTTGCTGGTGGTGTTGCGATTCGACAATACAACGAGACTGAACAGGTCCTCGATGTCGCTGACCGCGCCGGGCTGCTCAAGGGCACAATCATGCCTGCGCGCATTGGTAGCATCATGAAGCCACAGCGGTCCCCCGGACAAAGGCTGTGATACCGTGCGACGAGTTGCGGTAGGTGAAGCGTCACAATTTGATGGCGTTTTGCACAAGGGTCTTCCCTTGCGCGTTCTGAACAACAAGAACAACAACCTGATATTGAAGGACGAAGACAGTGGTTTTTACAACATCGGACAAAGAGATATGTCACTTCGCAATAAGACTGATATTTATGGTAATCCTATAGATGAAGGCGAAGAAGGCGAAGAAGGCGAAGAGTCTGAAGGTAACGAAATCATCGACGCCGTAAAGGGTATCTTAGAAGACGCGTATAGCGATTTAGATGAATTGGCGGGCAACACTGCCGTAATTCCGGGTCGTGCGGGACCTGAAGCGGCAGGCCCTGCGATGGATGCGATGGAAAAGTTGCGCAGTATGATTGATATGTTGGAGGATTAAACATGACTGAAGAAGACACCGTCCACCGATTACTCAATGCGCTCATCACCAAGATGGAAAAGATGGACGTTGAAATGGGTGAAATGCGCCAACAGATGCGCAACCCCGATGCTATTCTCAAGCGTGCTGGCTTTGTCCGCGCGCAATCCCCAAGTGTCAACGACGTGTGGGGCGACCCCTTGCGGGGCGACCGCGGTGGCGTTATCGAAAAGGCTGGTGATGGCACTGAAATCGACGTAGTCGGTATGCCATCATCAAACGCAGAATGGCATGACATGGATTGGTCAGCCATCCATGCGCTCGCTGAATCAGCAGGTGCGCCACAGGACCGAGGATTCACAACAAATAGACGAGCAGTCGAGGCGGGTGAGTAAAATGGTTAGACCGATTAAAGTGGAACCGGGCGAATGGTCCGAAGTGCAAGACCTTCTTGAGAAGGCTACAGAATTAGACGAGCGTTTAGAGAAGGCGGGTGAAATCAATGACAGTGAAATGCGTGATGTGCGCGGTGTCGAAGAAGTGCGCCCCGCGCATTATTGGACAAATCAGCAATTACCTGACCACCCTGAAACTGTCCAGCGTTCACAACCCAAAGCGGAATCGATTCGATTCTTGCAGGCCAATCCTCATCAAGATGGTGGCGCACTAAGCGCGCATGTTACGGAAGGTGGCACAGGCAGACCTGAAGGAATCACCAATGAAAAGACCCTCTTCGGTAAGTCAGAACTTCTCGGCGCATGGAAGGAAGACAACCCTTTCATGGTAAAGGACCTTCTCAAAAAAGCCGAAACCCTTGCACGCCGTCTTGATTGAGCGGCGGTGATGGGATGCGAGAAAGCGCGAAAGAAGTTTGGGCACGCGCTCGATTTGATTTCATCAAAAGTGACTATGAGCAAGATGATGCTGCGGCTCTTCTCTATGCGGCGCTTGACGCTGACAGAAGAGGCGTGCCTGTATTGCGCAGCGACGCTGTATTCATCGAATGTGCCGCGGATTTGCTTTTCAAAGCAGACCGTTTTCTCCCACCTCAAAGAAAAACAGCCGATGATTTCGACGGTGAATCCATCAACCCCGATTATACACGAGGCACCCCGCCCATTTGGGCTAACTCGATGCTGAGAGCCATCAATGGTGATAGAGAGTCGCATTACACTAACGCAGACGAAAGAACTCGGAAATTGTATTTAATGAACCTGATGAGTGGTCGCATTGAATATGGTAAGCCTGACTCTGACCAAACCGGTGCGCATGATTACCTGCATCACGATTCACACCCTGCTCAGGGATTGGATATTTTCCGCTTCGCATCTTCAACAGAACCCTTCTCCCCATTCACTTTCCTAATGAACGCGCTGTATCAGGGTGGGCATTCCAAAATCTATAGTGATGGTGAGAAAGCCCATGAAGAAGCCACAATCAAATCTCAACATCCCCACCATTCGCCAGCCAACTTGGGCAAATACACAGGCAATATCACGTTGCATTCGTTGTATGAGCGTGGACTCAATAAGTGGAAAAATTGGTATCGACACACGTTTTCAGAAGACCCTGAAGACCCTGAGAATCAGTTTTTTCAATACAAAGTGAAAGAATGGCAGGGGTTTAATGCGACAAAATGTTACAATCCTGATGGCACGATAATGAACAATGAAGACTTGAATGCGCTCGTGGAATCAGACCCGTCTGTATTACCAAAGCATCCTGATACAGGTGCGATACTCGGTCGTATGGGGCGCAACGCTTACACCTATGGCACAGAAATGCTTACGCCCAAAGAACGGATTGCTGTTGCGCGGTGGATTGCGGAAGATAAGCCGGATGATGCGTCACACATTTTCGATGATGAGGGTATGGGTAAACACACAGATTGGATTCCATATCTCAAACGGCAAGCACTCATGCGGCTGTCAAAGGAAGCGCAAGCGGCACGAGCGAGTGGTCTTGGCCCTGCTGTGATGAACCAAAGTGCGGATAACACCGGTGCGCGAGCAGGTGGTGGGACTGTAGGGGATGCGTCTGCTCACTCTGTCGAACAGGCGCTTCAGAAAGTGTTCATGGATAAGAATACAGGCGAGTTTCATCACTACGGTTCGCCTGAAAGTGAGAATGAAGTGAGTGCCTACGAATGGATTCGTCAGAAAGCGTTTGAACACGGGATGATGGCGGGCCATGATGAAATCGATGATGTTTATCGAGAGAGGTGGGGCTTACCAAACATGAAAAAGGACGGTTCGTTATACTACAATATCGACAAAAAGCGCAATTATCAGATTTCTGACAAGGGTGAATTTGGACGACTTTCCGCAGCACATCTTCTGAAATATGCCGAAGCAGGTCTAATCCCTAATGACATCGTGAAGCAATTGGCTAATTCCACCGAAGAGAACGGCGGCACCCCATACATTGCACGCGCTGATAATTCACACAAATCGGGTGAAATGATACGGGATGGGTTGGGACCGTTTGTGCATAATCATGTCGATAACGAACCATCATTTTCTTCGATATTTGCTATGCCATACGCTGGCAAAAGTGGTCTCGGGCTATCTCCTAACGCTTTGGTGCATATTGATGATGAAATGCAACCGGGATTATTCACCGGTTCATTGGAGGGTGATTTCATGCCACAATTCATCGAAGGCCCTGACCATGATAAGCCACCCGAAGAACGGTTCGCCGACCAATCAGAATTGTTTGAGTCTTTCAGGGGTGATTCAGGTAACTTGGGTGGTCTGAATCGGGAAATCCGTCGTCCACATCGTGGGACGCGCAATGTCATGGCGGCTGACATCATAGACAATACCGAAGAACAGGCGCACCACAGATTGCATCAGAAGAATTGGAAGTCTGCGAATCGGATTTCGCTGAATGGTGACGTGTCTCGATTCCCCGGTGGAAAAGACCCTATTGATGCGGGGGGTCTCACTGCCGTTGACCAACGCGGGAAATGGCCCTTGAATTATTCTCTCGTGTTCGCCCTTGCGGGTGGAGCGCGGCATCTTGACGACAATACGGGCGAAGGTCCTAACTGGATTGTCCCTACGGCTAATTTGACCAAGAATCTTGCTGACCCTGAATGGTGGGAAAGTCGTGGCGCTATCCCATACGTTGACCGTGATTCTGAAGGCCGACTCGATTCTGCGCAATTGGATGATATGATGGGTAATATGGGTGTCATTACTGAAATGTCTGACCCTGAGCGCACTGATGAAAAAGTGCGCGCGCGTGGCACTTCAGGTGCTGATTTCTATGGTGGATTCAACGTGTATAACACAGTTCGCCCAAATCATTTGCGAGATGAACATGGTGATTGGACCCACTACAATGATGTGGTTAATGGTTCACCTACATTCGACCCAACAAAACCTGTGCCCACATTCGACCCAAGGCATTTCACCACTACTATACCGGAAGATGTTGAGTGTGAAGATTGTCAAGACCCCGAAAAAGAATGTGGGGTTCATGGATATGAATTGGCTAATCTGAATCGTGAAGATGCCGCGCGCCATCTTTTGGAAAATGTAATGGACACAGGCCCAAGTGTTACTCCGGCACAACCAACCATGAGTGCGCCTCCAATTGAACCAACCATGAGTGCGCCTCCAATTGAACCAACCATGAGTGCGCCTCCAACCATGAGTGCGCCTCCTCGACGCACTGAGTTCATGCCTACGGAAGATGAACCTACAGAAGAAGGCAAATATGTGCGACAGGCGAACAGGAAAGGTGTTTGGACTGACAATATACATGAGTCACAGGTTAAGCCGTGGGGCATCGATGATGGGGACCTATCAGATTACACTTTTGCGCGCAAAGATGGAGACGCTGGTGTGCTGTCTCACAATAACCCGCACGATATAGCAGAGAAGTATTTGCACGCTTTACAAGAACAATATGATGCGCATTTAGGGTTACCTGACCCCAAAAGAAAACAAGCGGCAGGTGGTATGTCAGACAAGAAGCCCGCAAAGTCAGATTTAGAAGCCGCGCAAATGATTGAAGAAGCACTCAAAGACCCTGATTTCAAACCTGAAAAAGAACAGCATGAGGATATTGACCTTGCGCATTTGAGAGAAGCAATCAAGCACCAGCAAGAGATTTGCAACGAATTGAAGCCGATTTACTATCCAATGGAAGCAATGAGTGCCGATGACGCCAAAGCGCACGGTGCGGAGAAGAAGCGGCAGACGCGCCCTGTCAATATGCTGAACGACACAATGCACGCTATTGCGCAGGTTGGACCGAAGTTGCGCGAACTTGTGGAAAAACAATTTCCCGGTATATTCAACCCCGAAATTGAGGCCAGCACAGGTGAAGAGGATTGGAATAGAGCGAATGTCGCAGCGTTGGCGATTTGTGAAGCCTCGGAGCGTTATGTGGGAGGACACATGACAGACGAATCGAACAAGAAATTGGGCATTGGTGATGTCAAATCATACCACCCCCGACCTGTTGGACATTCGCCCGACAGTGAACCAGCGAACGCAGATATTCACAATATGGTGGGGGACCGTGTAAGAGAAGGCAATGACACAATGCTCAAACTATTGCACCAAGTTGTCACAGGCGGAATATCCAACCAACCAATTGAGGAAGGGAAAAGAAGTGAAGATATGGACAATGTGTATCACATGTTCAAACACACCGCCGCTCGTATGAACGCTGTGCGCGACGAACCTGAAATGGCTGCGCATGAGCATGGTATGAAACGTGATGCTGGTAATTACCCTCGCCCAACCGCAGGCAATAGAGCATGGAAAGCCCATGTTAGTCAGAAGGCTGATGAAATATCAGATGAAGACCTTAGACGCATTATCCATGATGACCCTGAAGGGTTCTTGGATTCGTTAGAAGCACGGCACAGATTCAATACATCAGGAAACGCGGGCGCAATAGGTATTCGGAAAAACGGGCAAGTTCATCGCGGCGTCTCGGCGAAACAGGAAAACGAATCATTGCACGGTCTTATCAACATGGTGAGGCGACAAATCTTGGGCCAAACCAATTGGGAAACACCACTCAAACGTGGTAGCGCGCGCAAATCCTATGTTGAGCGAGAGGGTCACTTAGTGGAAAGAGAAGGTGGTGCATCACGCGGTGATAGGAGGCGAGCCGGTGCATGGCACCGACTCAACAAAAACTTGCTTGCATTATCGCAACCTATCCAAGAGAAGGACGTTGACACGTCTGCTATGGGTGAAGACATTGTGAAGTTGGGACGAGACTTGGATGGTGGGCATACAATTCAACGCTATTTCACTTCACCTCCAATTCAGCGTATGGGCCAGCACATGGTCAATGCACCATTTTCAATTTCATTTGACCATAATGGTCGCCCACACATTAGCGATAGTGGCGAGCCGGTCCCACTCTTGAATACACACCAATCATTGTTGCAACACGTCAGTGGGCAACCAAACTTACAGGCGATGCGCGATGACACACCTACACACATGCAAAGCATGTCAGATTTGATTGTGTCCGGCTTACGCGGACCCAGCGATGCTGGCGAATGGGCACGACCTTATTTCAAGAAGACATCGGGCTATCGACAACGCAGATTCAAAGATTATATGGAAAAAGGTGAGCCTATGGAATGGCTGACATTCTTGAAATCCGATGAGCGTGAGAAAGGTGACGCTTCACCAATCAAAGCCGCACATCGAATCTTTGACTTATCCGATATACAAGACCTGCGTGGATTCAGTGGTTCTTGGGTAGTGTGCGCATGGCCTGAAGGGCTACGTGTGCGCATTGTGCGCAAGGATGATGATATTGAAACCACAGGTGCTTCTTTACCCAGCGCACTCAAAGATGAAGTGAAAACAATCAATGAAAAGGACTTCATTATCGACGCAATCTATGACGGGAAACATTTGCATGTTATCGATTTGTTGAAAATTGGTAGCGAAGATGTTACTGATGAGCAGATGAAAGACCGCATTCGCGCACTGCGTTCCACATTTGAAGCAACTGAAAGAATCAAGACACCACAACCCATCAATACGCGGCAGACCGATGACAAAGGTCTCAAAGAAGCGGTTGATGAAATCGAAGGTGAGCGCGTGATGTTGCGCGATGCTGATTCAACTTACATGTATGGTGAAGCGCGGCACCCGAAATGGGTTCTTCTTGATAATGAAAAGCGTGTGTCGGTCATTATTCTCGGTCAACGTGGCACTACACGCTCAATCTATAGGCTTGGTATCGGGCCCATTTCCGAAGAAGACGCAGAGAGTCTTGGGAACCGTGCGCAGAAACTTGGTGACAAGCATTACATGGATGTCGGCACCGCTGATGGAGACGGTTCGTTTGAAGAAGGTGACCATGCGACCGTAACAGTCGGCAGCGTGACACGTCGAGAACGCGATGGGCACGCAGTGTTCACATTGAACGGTGCCAAATTGCAATCGCGCGCAGAATCTAACGCAACAGATAGCGCACAGACACTTGGTTTGCTTGCGAAGTCAGGCGTGCCACAAATCCCACATACAGTGTCAGTCCAAGGCACCAATATCATTGTGTCTTTGCCAAGCCTTGAAGACGATGTGATTTACAAGGCCCACCGCATGGAAAATGAGACAGGCGTGCTTATGGACACATGGGGAATAGGGCGCGGAGAGTCCATGAAGGGCGATTTCTCCATCCGTCTTGCGGAGACAGTGCGCCCGTGTTGGGAACCATTGGCTGCGCTCATGCTCAAAGGTGTTGCCAAATTGGATTACAACCCGCGACCCGAGCGCGAGAAGAAAAAGAAGCAGGTCTTGATTGACCCGCGCCCTGAAGACAAGAAACCAAAAAAGGTCGACCGCAACCAATTGCTCAAAGACCCCGTTGTCATCAAAGCACTCAATTTGCTTGATGCGCTACTTACGAAAGAGAAGATGACATGGACAGGTCCGAAGGGTCTCGCAATTGGTCTTGGGTCGGAGGACTCCGCACCGCGCGGACCTACAGAATTGACGCGCCCATCCACATTACCGGACTTCTATCCAACAGAAGACGACCCCGAAAAACCCGCAAAAAAGAAGCACAAGGGCGGAAAAACTACCACAATCACTACAGACGAAGGTGAGAAGGGCGCACTGCGCATCAGTGAAGACAGCGCAATGTTAGAATTGCAATCAGATTAAATACCATTGCGTAGTGTCGGGGCCGATAGTGATGTCAAGTGCAATCATGTCTCGGGCTTCGTCTGCGCACTCCCCGCTTTTACTCAAGGGGATTGGGGATGACCTCATTTGCGCAGGTTACGCAAGTGTCGAAATGGTCGACAAGCAAGGAGACCTCATCACTACAGGCGCACTTAATGGCGCATTCAGAAAATTCATGGAAAACGCCGGTTGCCGCAACGTGCAACTTGCGCACTCCAATATACAAGTCGGGGAAGTTATCCCCGAATACACAGATTCTTCAGGGCGGATGTGGAAGTCCGAAGTGGATGACAGCGGCATGTTCGTTGTTATCCGCCTACGAAATGACATCGAGAAGGCGCGCGAAGTCGCGGCTGAAATACGAAAGGGCAACCTCAAGTCTTTCAGCATTGGCGGGCAAGCGTTTGAGCGAGTTAGCAAGAGTGACAAAGAGCGAGGAAGTTACCGGGAAATCAGCCGGATGGAATTGCACGAAGTCACAATTTGCGAAAAAGGCATCAACCCCGAAGCACAATTCAGAATACTGAAACAGGAGACTGAAAGTATGACCGAAAACGACGTAGTAACACAACTGCATGATGTGATGGAACGACTGTCAAAGAGACTCGACGAAGCCGAGGACGAGAAAGACGATTCATCATCATCAAAAGACAAGAAGCCTGATAGCAAAAAGAACAAAAACCCGTTTGCGGATAAAGACAAGGATGACGACAAAGAGTCCCTTGAAATGTCTGATGAAGGTGTCGAGAAAGGATTTGACGACATCATCACCACAGACTACCTAAACTGGATGGAAAGCACGCTGAAGTCAGCGGGCGTTGACACCCGAGCCGCACGCGCACACTTTGATGGTGTGAGCAAAGGATATGGTCCCGGCCAGCACGGCTTTGACCACCGCGGACAGGGTAGCATCGAAGGCGCAGGTGAGGGCGAATCCTCCAAGCGACCTAAGATGGACATGGGTAGCGGCGGAAGCGGCAACAAGTTTGCCATCCGCGCAAGCGCAGACCCAGCACCTACTGGCAACAAGTTTGTCATCAAGGAAAATGTCACACCAGCACAGGCTGAAGCGGCATACGAAGTCTACAAGCAGGCCCGAATGGAAGAAGAATTCAAGTCCGAATTGGGTAGCACATTCGCAAACCGATTTGAGAGCGAAATGATGCACAAGCACAACGAAGAGGCGCGCAGTGGCTTTGACAGCCGCGGTCCACTCGTTGATTTGCAGAAGGCTGTTGTTGCGCTCAATGACCGCATCAACAATCTGTCCACCGGTAGCGGTGAGACAATCAACAAGAGTGCCGGTGTAAACCGAACACTCGTCGAGGTTCCTTCAAGCAACGACCTTGCTGATATGTCGTGGGATGAAGTCCACAGACTCGCAGCAGGCGCACTAAGAGGAGGCGAATAATATGGCACGAGATTATGTCCGAACAATACAAGATATGGAACGCTACTACTACGGCGGTAATGCCCTAACAGGCTACACCTACAGCAGTGGTGACATCCTGAAAAGCGACGCACCGCTACTATCAACGACAGCAGGCACCTACCAAGCGATTTACGGTCGCAAGGTTTGGTCACAACTGAACCAAGAATTCAACGCGTTCAGTATTCTGCCCAAGAAGCCGTGGGAGAAGTCGGGCTGGCGAATCATCACCGGTAAGGCGTCCTTCACCAAGGGCGGCGGTGTTGCAGAAAACGCAACCCTACCGGAGACCACCAAGCCTACCTTCCTACACGTTGCAGCGAAGCCCAAGACGGTCGCGCACACCTTCGACCTCTCGGAAGTTGCAATGTTCTTGTCCGACAAGGACGACGGAATGGGCGACGTGCGCCAAGTCCTCAAGGAAGAAATGGGTAAGCACCACGCTGACCATATCAACCAAATGATGACAGGCGACGTTGACACAACCGCTGGTAACGACTTTGAGTCACTTGACCGAGTCACTGCAAACCCTGACGTAATGAACGCAGCAGGTTGGAGAGACGCAGCAACTGACCTTGACATGTATTCCATCACTCGTGACGGTGGTGCAGACTTCCACAATGCAGAAGTATCTTGCAGCGCGGACGGTGTCGCTACTCGCGCATTGAGCCTTGACCACCTTGATACCATCTTCCAGCAAGTATGGACTCGTGGTGGTAACCCGAAGGTTATCCTGACTGGCTATGACACACTGATGAACATTCAGCAACTATTGCAGAGCCAACAGCGATTCATGGAAACCAAGCGCGTCACACCATCATACAGTGGCGTAAAGGGTGTCCCCGGTATGGAAGCCGGATTCATCGTTGCAACATACAACGGTGTTCCAATCATTCCAAGCAAGGACATCGTAGCCGATGGCAGCAGTCGTATCTACTATCTCGACACTGACTATCTATGGTTCCAAACAGCAATCCCAACCCAATACTTTGAGAGTGGAATTGAGACCGGTGACCCGTTCGCAATCAACCGCCTCGGACAAGAAGGACTGTATCGAACAATGGGAGAACTTTGGTGTTCTTTCTTCGGCGCGCAGGGGAGTATTCGTGACCTTTCTTGAGGTCATCGGAGACAATAACAGGAGGAATCTGAAATGGAATCACTAACACTGGCAGGCACAATGACAACAACTCTCGCAATGAACATGGAATTGCGAGCAGGCACACAAGACAGCGAAACATGGCTCGGTGGCGGCTCGACCTACCCCGGAACACTGACAGGCTTTGAACCCCGTCAGACCGATGGGACGAACGGCTACACAAGTGGACCTAAGATGGCTTTAATCAACTTCACCGGAGGCGCAGACACAGAAACCTGCATCCTCTCAGGTGGCATTGAGTCCATCTTGGGCGTTTTCATCAACGAGAACGCAGCCGCACCACTTGCGGAGACACACGCATCGAACAACCACACGTTCAACACATCGTTCGCGGCACTAACCATCACACTAAATGTGCAAGGTGGCGAAACCGACGTGGCTGGACAGATGCTCGTCCTCTATCTATGAGGTGAGTAACGTGCCGCAGGTAATCTACCGCGGTCGATGGCCTACGAAGCGCACATCCTTCGGGGTGTGGATTCGGGGACAGCCGCAAGACGTGACGCAAG